GCATCTACATCAGCACAACCCAGATGTACCAGGAGGTGAGAGGCCTGGCTGAGGTGGTCGGCCGCATCGAGGGCAAGCTCGACCAAGCCCTCCGAGAGAACGTCGACCTACGCGGAGACATACAGGACCACGAGAAGCGACTCCGCGACCTCGAAGCCGAACCCAAGGCCTCCGCCATCAGCGGCCGCGTCGAGAAGATCGAGCACCAAACGTGGCGATCCGCAGGCGCCTCCGCGGTCATAGCCGGCGCCTGCGTCGTCCTCGGGCAGGTCTTCCTGCCCATGATCCTCCGCTGAGAAGGGAGCACCCCGTGCCCGACCAGGAGCCGTACCCGTGGGTGCGCCGCGAACGCGAACGCGGACAGGCATACGCCGCGTTCCGCGAGTACCTCACCCAAGGCCCCCGCCGCACCGTCCGCGCCGCAGCCGAGGCCGCCGGCATCAGCGCCGACAGCGCATACGACCTGTCGAAGCGCCACGACTGGGGAGCGAGGGCCACCGCCTACGACCAGCACCTCGCATCCGCCGCCACCGACGGGCTCGCCTCCCAGATGGCGTCCGCCCGCGACGACAACCTGACCCTCGCCGACAAACTGCGTGGGCACCTGTCCAACCAGCTCGACCAGTGCATTGCCCAGCGGGACGACCCCACCGTCCGCTGGTCCCAAGCGTTGGCCGCCATGGTCCGCCTCGAAGAGCACGCGTTCCGCCTCAAGGACGACCCCAAGGCGTCCGCCGCCCGCGACCGCGTCCAGACCCTCCTCGAACGCTTCGAGAAGGCCAGCCAGACGTGATCCTCACCCCGGCCGAACTCGCCGCCCTCACCCCCGCCGAGCTGGAGGAGCTTGCCGAGGGGCTAGAGCGGCTTGTCCTCGACCGGGAGGCGGGCAAGGTCCCCTGGCTCTGCGACCGCGAGGGCTGTGACGGGCAGCCCCACCCCGGGCGCCCCGGACGGCACTCACGTGCCGCGCAACGCCCGCCCGCGGGGGACGACTGGGACGTGTGGCTGGCGCTCGCAGGCCGCGGCTGGGGCAAGACTCGCACCGGCGCCGAGTGGGTCATCGAGCAGGCCCGCCACCTCGAACGCGGTGCCCTCATCGGACCCACCGCGGCGGACACCCGGGACATCCTGGTCGAGGGTGAGTCCGGCATCCTCGCCTCCGCACCGGCCACGTTCCGCCCCGACTACCAGCCGTCCAAGCGGCGCGTCGTGTACCCCAACGGCGCCATCCAGACCCTGTACTCCGCCGACGAACCCGACCGACTCCGCGGCCCCCAACACCACTACTTCTGGGCCGACGAACTCGCAGCCTGGCGCTACCTTCAGCACGCCTGGGACATGCTCCAGATGGGCCTTCGCCTCGGCACGCACCCTCGCGGCTGCATCACCACCACCCCCCGGCCGTTGCCGCTCATCAAGCGGCTCTTGAAGGACCCGCGGACGGCTGTGGTGCGCGGCTCGACGTATGACAACCTGTCCAACCTCGCGGACACGTTCAAGCGGGCCGTCCTCGCCAAGTACGAGGGCACCACGCTCGGCCGGCAGGAGTTGGACGCCGAGGTCCTGGAGGATCTGCCCGGCGCCCTGGTGGCCCGCGCGCTGATCGACCGGTACCGCGTGACTCCGGCCGAGGTGCCGGAGCTGATCTCCATGGCCGTCGGCATGGACCCCGCGGGTACGGGCGCGGGCGATGAGACCGGCCTGGTCGTCACCGGCTGGGGTGTCGACCAGCACCACTACGTACTCGCCGACGCCTCCGCGAAGCGCACCCCAGACCAGGCCGCACGGGCGGCATACGCGCTGCTGGAGGAGCACGGCGCCTCCTACATCGTCGTCGAGGACAACGGGCCGAAGGACTGGCTGGAGGAGGTTCTCCGCCGCGTTTGGCGGGACCTCAACCCCGGCAGCACCACCCCGCCTCCGATCCGTCGCGTCAACGCGTCCAAGGGCAAGAAGCTCCGCGCACAGCCGGTGGCGATGCTGTACGAGCAGGGGCGCGTCCACCACGTCGGCAGCCTCCCCGAGCTTGAGGACCAGCTGACGACGTGGATCCCCGAGGAGTCCCCCAACTCCCCCGACCGGGTGGACGCCGAGGTGCACGCGATCACCTACCAGATGAAGCGTGACCGCGGCACCCGCACCGAGCTGGTCAACCCCCACGTTGCGGCCCGCCGACAGGGACGCGCCGCAGGACAGCACCCCGCGTTGAAGGCACGACAGGCCGCCCGAAGGGCATGATGGGATGGAAATGGAAACGTATCCGCTTCTGATGGTGGTGGTCATGGCGCTGGCCACCGCCCGAGCTACCCGCCTCATCACCCGCGACCGCGTCCTCGCGGCCCCGCGGCGTGCCGTCCTCCGCGTCCTGCCTGACGACGGGCTGCTCGCCTACCTGGTGGTGTGCGACTGGTGCGTCTCCATGTACACGGGCGCGCTCGCGGCCGCAGGCGGTGCGTGGGCGGGCTGGTGGCCGTGGGCGTGGGCGCCGGCGCTGGCGTTCGCCTTCTCGTACGTGACCGGCTACCTGGCATCCCGGGAGGGCGAGGACTGATGGCGATCTTCCGCAGGCGGACCAAGGACGGTCCGCTGCTGCCCGAGCAGCCGGACGGCACCGTCGTCCCCCGCGCCATCACTGCCGCGGCAATGCCGATGGCCGGGCCTGGCGTGAAGCTGGCCGACCGGGCCCGCAAGCAGTCCGCCAACAGCGACTGGCAGCGGCAGGGCTGGTACTTCTACGACGTCATCGGCGAGCTCCGGTCCCCGCTGGTGTGGATCGCGAACGCCGTGTCGCAGGCCGACCTTCACGCCACCGAGCTGGACCCCGCGACCGGTAAGCCGACCGGGCCGAGCGAGAACCCGACGGCCGTACAGGCTGCCGCGAAGGTACTCGGCGGGGCCGCCAAGCGGGCCACCCTCCTCAAGGTCCTGGCACTCTGCTGGCAGGTCCCGGGCGAGGCGTGGGTGATCGTCCGCCCCCAGGGTCCCAAGCTGCCCGACGAATGGATCGTGCTGCCGCCCTCACAGGTCACCACCAAGGGCACTGGAGCCACCGCCTCCTGGCAGTACCGAGACCCAAAGCTCGGCGTCGACGTCCCCCTCGAAACGAACGCGCGGCTCTTCCGGGTGTGGAGCCCGCATCCGGCGGACTTCATTCAGGCCGACAGCGCCGTCCGCCCGGCCCTGCCGATCTGCCGCGAGATCGAGAAGACCAGCCAGACCCTGGCCGGACAGCTCGACTCCCGCCTCGCACAGGCTGGCGTGTGGCTCGTCGCCGACGAACTCGACCTCCCCAAGGGCGAGCACGAGACAACATCCATGGCGTTCCTGGATGAGCTTCTGTCTGTAGCTGAGACCGGCATCCAGCAGCCCGGTACGCCAGCGGGCGTTGTGCCAATGGCTTTCAACGCCCCGGCAGAGATGATCGCTGCGGGATCGGCGCTCGCGTTCATCGACTCGTCCACCACCTTCGTGCAGGGCCTGGACGACCTTCGCGACAAGGCGTTGGACCGGCTCGCCTCAACCCTCGACATGCCCAAGTCCGTGGCGGCAGGACGACAGGACGAGTCAAACCACTGGACTGCTTGGCAGGTCGAGGAGTCCACCTACAAGATCTTCATCGAGCCCCTGCTACGCGAGCTTGGCGACGCGATCACGACGCAGTGGTTCCGGCCGGCACTCGTAGCCATGGGGATGACCGAGGAGCAGGCGACCAGGTACGAGATCGGGTGGGACACCACGAACATCGTGGCGCGCCCCGACGATCGGGAGACGCTGGAGTCGCTGTACGACAAGGTCCTGATCTCCGACGAGTACATGCTGACGGAGAACGGGATCCCGGTGGACGCGATGCCGGATGAGGCGGAGCGGGAAAGGCGGCTGCTGGAGAAGTTGGTGATCTCGTCCCCGGCGATCCTCAGCGAGCCGGGTGTGGCGGAGGCTCTGGGTATGCCGGAGTTGGCTGCCGCGCAGGCGTCGGCCGTCGAGGAGGAGTTCACGCCGGCACTGCCGCCCGGACAGTCCCGGACGCTGCCGGACACCCAGGGGCAGGAGCCGGAGCCCGAGCAGGTGCCGGACGGGCTGACGGCAGCGGCCGAGCTGCTCGTCTTCGACGCCCTGTCGCGCGCGGGCGGGCGGCTGCTGACGCGCGAGAACCGGGGCCAGTTCGCCTCGACCCCGAAGCACGAGCTGCACACCGTCATCCAGGCACCTCCGTTCGACGCGGAGCGGCTGCTGGAGGGTTCGTTCCAGTTCGTGCAGCCCGTCGCAGAGGCGTTTGGCTGGGACGCAGTACGGCTGCGGGAGCGGCTGGAGGAGTACGTCAGCAGCCGTCTGCTGCGGCAGGCTGGGCACGACCGTGCCGTGCTACGGAGCTACCTGCGGTGACAACGTTGCCACCCGATGACGGGCTGCCCCAGCGTCTGCGTGCGGAGGCGTTCATCCGCGAGGGCGAGCAGCGTGTGGCCCGCACCTGGTTCCGCAGCCTGACGCGCTGGCTCGACCGTGTCCGGCCCGCCGTCGTCCAGGGCGACACCGTCGACCCCGGGCGCGTCTCCGACCACCAGCAGTTCTGGACGGAGCAGGTGGACGTCGAGGTCATGCCGGTCGTCTCGGGGATCCTTCAGCGTGCGGCTCGTCGGGTGTTCCGGCCGGGGGTGCCGGCTACGGATGCGTGGGTGTCGGAGTACCTGAACGCGGCGGGCAACCGTCTCGTGCGGCTGCCGGATGAGGTGTACGGGCTGATCGTCGCGGAGTTGGAGCGGGGGATCCGTGAGCAGGAGTCCATCCCGGACATCGCAGCGCGGGTGAGCACGGTGCTCACGGCGACGGGGTCGGAGCGGTGGCCGCATCGGGCGGTGACGGTGGCGCGGACGGAGACGCTCGCGGCCGTGAACGCGGGTGTCTACCGCAGCGCGCAGCTGGAGGCGCAGGAGCGTGGTGATCCGGCGCCGTTCAAGCAGTGGATTGCGACGGCGGACCCGCGCACGCGGGACACGCACCGGGAGGCGGACAAGCAACGGACGCTGCTCAGCGAACCGTTTCGGGTCGGCGCCGCCTCGCTGCTGTTCCCTGGCGACCCGACCGGTCCGGCCGGAGAGGTCATCAACTGCCGGTGCTCGATGTACCCGGTGGTGCTCGGAGAAGAGATCGACTGGACAGACAGGCAGGACCCATGACGTACGGACAGATCGCTTACCAGGGATACGCAGAACACACCAACAACAAGACCCACGACGACCGAGAGATGCCGGCCTGGAGCGATCTGGGGGACAGCATTCAGGGCGCCTGGGAGGCGGCTGCCTGGGCCGTCCTGCGGAAGAACGCGGAGGGACTCAATGGCTAGGACGTGGAGTGCGGTGCTGGCGCGGCTGGGTGTGCCCACCGGTGACGGCCGCATCATCGACCCCGCAGGCGGCAGCAGCCGTGACCTGCCCCTGCCCCTCATGTGGCAGGAGCTGTCCGACGACGGCCACGGCGGCTCGCGCGTGGTGGGCCGGATCGAGACGCTGCGGATCGCGGACGGCATGGTCACCGCCACCGGCAGCATGCTCCCCGGCATCCCCGACGCCGTCATGCTCCAGCTGGAGGCCGGTGTCGTTGGCCCCTCGGTGGACCTCGACGACATCGAGTACGTGATGGACGAGGAGGAGCGGCTGATCATCACCCGGTGGCGGGTCGCCGGGGCGACGCTCGTCTCCATCCCGGCGTTCGCGGACGTGTCCCTCACCCTCGACCCGCTCCCCGCCGAGCCGGTGGGTGAGCCGGAGTTGTCTTCTGTGGACGCCATGTGGGCCTCGGCCACGCCCGAGCAGCTGCCCCCGGCGAACTGGTTTCAGCGCCCGGACGTCGACCGCCTGACCCCGCTCACCGTCACCGACACGGGCAGGGTCTTCGGGCACATCGCCGGGTGGGACACCTGCCACGTCGGCCTGCCCGGCTGCGTCACCCCGCCGTCGTCGCCCACCGGATACACCTACTTCCACGTCGCCGAGCAGCGCACCCAGGACGGCGCCACGCTGCCCGTGGGCACGCTCGTGGCCGGGCCCCGGCACGCCGACGCCCAGTTGGCGTTCCGCGCCGCGCAAGAGCACTACGACGATCCGACAGCGGCCGTCGCGCGCGTGGTGGCAGGCGAGGACGAGCACGGTATCTGGGTCGCCGGCTGGCTCCTCCCCGGGGCCGCAGCCGAGGCGCTGGACACCTTCCGCACGTCGCCCGTGTCGGGTGACTGGCGGCGT